AAGAAAGGACAATCAACACTATACAAATGGTGGGGCAAGATTGAAGAATATTTTGAAGAAGATAAAATAAACAGGGTAGTTTATGTAAGATTATTGGAGGACAAGAAAGATGGTGAAGTGGGAGAATAAATTTATGGTGTTCGATGCGGCCAATGGCCCTAAGAACGTGATAGATAACCTAAATACAGAAGGAGAGCAAGGTTGGGAGTTATGTTCAATTGTATCTGTTGGTGGAGGCGACCATATGATTGCCTTCCTAAAGAGAGCAAAGGACATTAAAATGCCTGACCCTGAAGAAGATAAGAAAGCAAATATCGCTAGACTATGGGGAGGCGGAGAGTGATGGATAAAACTACTAAGCGTTTGATGAAAGCGTATGGTATAAGCCGTTGGTCTTTTCTATGGCGTGGTAAAGGCGATGATTTTGCGGAGTGAACTGTATGTCTGATGTATTAGCAATAGATTTGGAAACTAAGAATTACTCCTATGATATAGGAGGATGGGGTAATACCCATATGTTTCAAGTATCTACTGTATGCACATGGGATGGGGATAAAGGAACAATATACATTGACAAAGCAGTAGATGAATTGAAGAAGTCTAATGTGGAAGTCAAGCCTATATCCCAATTGAAGTTTGACTTAGATGACCATTTGCAGAAAGGGGGTCTGCTTCTTGGTCACAACATTGCAGGTTTTGATTTACCTGTTTTGAGAGATTCACTAGATATATTCTGTATTCAGAAGTATATCAACAAGAGAGCCTATATTGACACAAGCCGTGAAGTAAGTAGTGTTATGGGGGAAAGGTATAGTCTGAACAATCTAGTGACACATACTTTAGAAGATGCTAAGATAATGCATAGCGAAGATGCACCTAAAGTTTGGAAAGCAGGTGGCTATACAGAAGTAGCAGAATACTGTTTGAAGGACTGCGAATTAGTATTTGACTTGTGGAAGTATGGAATAGATAACGGAGTTGTAAAAGGCTTCGATATGAACGAAGAAGAAATGAAAGAGATTGAGGTGAACTGGTGAGTACAATAGAATGGATAGTATGGATATTGTTTCTAATGGCAGTATGTCTGTTATTCTTTGCAGCGTTTAGTGGAGATAGAGTTTCCAACCAAACGATTGAAGAATACATGGATAATCTAATGGCAGAAGAACAACAAGACTGGGGCGGAAATAATCGTGGCTCTTAGAGAAACGTGTTCCGCTTGCGGGCAAGATACGATACCTAGAAGAATTCTAGGTTTTTATGTAGGTTCTCCGCAAAGGGTCAAGATTTGGGAATGTAGAGAGTGTAACTTTCTATGGTCTGAAAAGGTCTTGCCCTTTGTGGAGGCCAACTCTAAAAAATTTGGCAAAATGCAAAATTGACAAATTACGTTTTTATTTTGGGCTAAAAAACGGATTTGGCTCAAATTAATTTATTCATGGGTTTTTGACCCACTACAAATAATGAAACGTCCGATTCTAGGCTACTAGAGTGTGTTCTACGGGCGTTCTTTTCGTCTGATGTTAATCAGTCCCGCAGGACAAACAAATGCCCTGTATCGCAACCGTGAAGTCTAACTTTTTAGTCCAGACTTTTCCGCACTTCAAATACTCTCAGTCCTTCAGTTTACGCTAATTAACAGTAACTTATTTTAAGGTCTAAGATTATAAGTTCCTACATCTTTAACAAAAGATGGTTTATCAGGTAATTTACTTCCTAAACTTAATGGAGTGTCAATTGTTTCAGGCCAATCTCTTAATTCTTGTCTGTACCTTACTACTTCCTCTTTCTCTTCTTCTGTATATTGTTCCCATAAGTCCGGTAATACATACTTATCAGAATCCCTCAATAATGCATTCCTTACTCTTCTCATTTTACTCCATAGCATTTCCATGCTATTTGTCATGTTGTTAAAATCATCATTTGCCATTTAATCACCTCTCCACAAAGTATGCTGATATAGTTCCTCTACCTAGATATATTCCTGCTTGATTAGCCGTAGTTGAACGGAATAGAATAATATCGCCTTTGTCGAAATCAATATCCTTATCAGCAGTAGCAGATATACCGTGTCCATTAGTAGCAACAGTTGCGGTTATATCAGCATTGGAAACTGCTGATTGAGTTGTATTGGCAGCAGTTGCTTTGTATATCTGAACAGTAGCACTATTACCTGCTGTTTCATTGCCATCATTTGCACAATTTAAGTGCATAAACTTCAACGTGCAATCAACAGGTAATGCAATACCTTCGTTCTTTGCGTTAGTAGAAGGTGCATCTCCTATATCAGCACCATTACCGAAAGACCAATGGAAACCATTTGAAGAACCAACATTCAGTTGCCAATTGCTTTCTTCTGCCGTAATATAGAAAGAACCAGTAGTAGAAGAACCACCGCTAACAGTAGTCCAAGAAACTGCTGAACCACTTCCACCGGAAGTTAATACTTGACCGCTATTTCCGGCAGCAGTACCACCAACTAATATTTCACCACTAGAACCTAATCTTAATCTTTCAGTTCCACCTGTTGCGAAACCTACTGTATTGGCAGCAGGGAAATGCATTCCTGTATCTAAATCATAAGCACTAACAAATGCTGGATTAGCAGCAGAACTTTGTTCAGCCCTAAATCTAGAACTTATAGTATTTCCAGCCACATATAACGCTTGACCCCAACCTCCACCGTTTAGACCTTTTATTGTGACATTACCTGAATTAGAAATCTGAAACCTGTTATTATCGGGGTCAGCAGCGTCATGAACTTCAAACGAATTTCCAGCACCAGTCTGCACTATAACAAACGGGGTTTCGCTTGATTCTATGTCTATCTTGAATTGTTCTGCATCTGCTGTATCATCATAAGAAAGAGTTGTTGCACCAAAAGAACCACCATTGTTGTATTGAATGAAGGTGTCTGAACCACCGGGAGAACCACCACCACCTGAATTTGCATCCACATATGCTTTGATAGACTGTTGAGATGCTAAAGCAGTAGCAGAATTTGAAGCCATGTTATCTTCATCTAAAATAGTTGTAGCAGTAACACCACCACCTCCAATTTCTAGGGTATTAACGGTTACTGCTCCTGACGCAGAAATCTTTGGTACAGTTAATGCATCGCTACCCGGATTGAATCTGAAGCCACCATCCTTTGCCAATGTTCCATCACTTCTAAGGAATGGAATAGTATTGTTGGCACTTGTAGATTCATCGAGTTCTACTGTTACTGTCCCTGCATTTCCAGTTGTATCTTGATTTAATGTTCCAACAACTAAATCTATTGTTCCATCGCTATCTTGATATGTTGCAGTTATTCCTGTTTCAGTGTTACTAGAGAACATACCTCCAACAATATCCTGAATTGCTTCCGTTGTTGGAATATCACTTGTATAAGCAACAGTAGAAGCAGTTCCCCAATTTGTATCGTCTTGGTCTGCTCGGTAGTGATAGATTCTTTTTGTGCTAGTCTTAGAAAATGCCAGTAAGTTTGCATCTCCACCTGTATGTCCTGTGAATGTATCTAATACTAAAGCATCAACATAATCAGAAGCGTTAGTGGTTGAACCATCCTCTAATCCTGTCTTTGTTGAGAATCTTCCTGATATTTCTCTAATGGTATTTGCTAAGTCATCAGGAGCAAAATCCCTATCATCATCTGTCCTTATGTAAGGAGCGTATAATGTTCTGAAATCCAAGTCGAATGGGTCTGCATCTGAACCCGGAGATATATCAGAATAGTTGATGTCTATGCTTGTGTTACCACTATGGAACTTAACTTCTTCAGCGTTTGATATTGATACCTCAGTACCATCATCATCTTCTAGAACGAAACTCATTTGACTTGTAATAAACCCTGCATCGTTATTGAAGCCTGATAGATTAATATTACCCTTAGTTAGTTTCTTCATAGCATTGTTAGTATCTACTACCGCAAAGAAGTCACCATCTCCATCTGATGTAGACGTAGTTAATTCTGATAAGTCAAGATTTACTGCATTGGAAGTTACTGATATACCTGTACCATTTCCTACTGCTAGTGAAACACCGCCAGATGTTCCACCTCCCGTTAAACCTGCACCTGCGGTTACACCAGTTATATCTCCTGTATTAGCATCAACATAACTAAACGAACCATCACCATCTGATTGAATAAGTTGTCCAGAAGTTCCATTACCACTAATATTCAATTGGTCGGCACTAACTGAATTGTTTTTCAATGCGAAAGTCAAATCATATGGGTCGCCATCTGAACCGTTACTTGTATCAGTCCAGTTAATATCAATACCAGTGCCTTCAACAAATTTTACTTCTTTGTTTTCAGTGATTGTGACTTCTGTTCCGTCACCGTCTTCAAGCACAAAGCCAGCACCCATTGTATTTGTGTCGGCAGCTGCAATAGTTATTGCGCCATCACCTTCTGTGATAGTAACATTACTGCCC